ACTGCCCCAATAATTTTTACACCAGAATCTAATCTAAATGTACCTGCTGTATTAGTAGAATTAGGAGTATAGTCTCCAATAGATTCTTGATTTGAAAATCTAATAAACATTTTATCTTGTGATGCTATACTACCAATTGTTGTTTCAGTTCCAAGCATAATTAAATGTCTATCTCTTTCAGACACAATCGACATAACTGATCTAGTAGGTGCTCCAGGTATTACTGTAGCTCTCGTGCTTAAAGCAGCGGGAGCTGAGGCAATAGGATCCCAATAAAAACTTTTACCATTTTTAATAGTTGCAATAAGTTTTTGTCCAAAATGATCTAATGACCAAGATGCTGGATCAAGAATAACATTCGACACACTTGAACCTTCTCCCCACTCTTCTGATCCCCAAGTATCTGTACCCCAACCATAACCGTAAGTTTGAGTTAAAGGTCCTGGTTTAATGTATGGATTAACTGTTGCTGCTCCACTTGCAGAGGTAGTTGCTGTTGCAGCAGATGCCATAGTTATTGTAAATGTATCTACATCAGGTGCTGATATAACTTCAAACGTATTTGTTTCAAAATCATCAGCTACATAACCCGCTCCAACTGGAGGAGTTACTGATGTAAATGTAAATAAGTCTCCTGCTAATAATCCGTGACTTGTTTTGTTAACAGTTACAGTTGCAGAAGTGTCTGTGGTATCAAAAGTACAACCAGTTAAGGCTGTGTCTAAAGGTGTAATATCATAAAAACCATTTTCATAATAAATAATCAATGCCTTGTGAGTGCCAATCGCTGCATATTTTCGACCATCCAAGTCAGCCCAAACGAGTTGTTCTCTTGCAGCACCGACTAATGTTTTGCTTGTAATTTGTTGCCAACCCCCTATTTTTTCAGGTAAACTATATCTAAATCTAACAAAATCTCCATCAGTCCACTGTCCTTCAGCGCCTGTTGCAGTTACTTGTTTATTAAATCCTGGTCTTATCTGTACGTTTGTTAAAGGCATAAAAGTATTATATACTAACGAAACTGTCTTATCAATGAATATACTAAAAGCTAAAATTGTTTGGTTTCCCGATAAATTATCTTTCATTACAGAGGATAGTCTTGAAAATAAAATAGACTGGGATCAGGACCATTTAAATAACGTTCGTAAATATATGAAAGAAGATGGTTTATTATTTCCTGCTGTATTTAAAGATAGTGAAATACATTGTGGTCACTATCGATTTAAAATAGCAAAAGAAATGGGTTATAATGGTATTGATGCATATAAAGTAGATACTTTTAAAGATGCTTTACATTTTACCAAATTTACAGAGTTGTGTTATAAACATTACAAAGAATATAAAGAAAAAAAATACTTATAATTTATTACTCCACTGTAATATTACAGGTAAGTCTTTGCCAATTATGTGTTTCCGATTCAGGAGGCTCTCCGGTATGGTACTCTTTTGAGTCAAATATAATAGCACTACCTGGTTCAAAAGAAAATTTTTCACCATCTACATAAAAACTACCATTCCAATTATTTTTCCAAATCGGAGTCATAAACATTATAATTGTTTGTCTATTTTTTTCAAGGTCATCTGTATGCAACCAATGTTGAGTTTCCTTACCAGAATAAGTAATGTTAAACCACATTCTAACCATTTTTGTGTGAATTCCTATATTTTTACTTTTTAACATATGTTCAATTCTATAAATAAATGTTTGTCCTAACATATACAATCCATAATTAAAAATTTGATCCGAATTTTTAACAACTAATTGAGGTCCACTTAAAAAATTTTTATTTGATGGATATTCAATTTTAGTAGATTTTCCAGTTATACTCCATACAGAACTTTCTATAAGTTCTTTATAAATAAAGAATAATTCTTTTTCTGGTATTACTTTATCTAATTTAACTGTCTTCATAATTTCTTTATATGTAAATACAGTTGCATTTATATCATTGTTGTGTTAGATGTCAAACATAACAAAAGAAATACTATGTATGAATCATTAATAGAAGCCACTAAATTTCATGCTGTAAACCAAAACAATTGGATTGGTGAAGCATTAGCAGAATATAAACACAATATTTTTAATTTAATAAAAGAAAATAATATTAAAACAATTTTAGATTATGGTTGTGGTAAAGCAAAATTTCATTCTATTTTATTTAATAATAAAAAAATTCCTGGATCTCCAATGGGTATAAATATTACTTCATATGATCCTGCAGTTGCACAATTTTCAAATAAACCAACTGGTCAATATGATTTAGTTTTATGTATTGATGTGATGGAACATGTTCAAGAAGACAAAGTCGATGAAGTATTAAAAGATATATTTACATATAGTAATAAAGTATTTTTAACTATCACTTGTTATGCTGCTACTCAAATTTTAACTAATGGTAAAAATGCACACTATACCGTTAGAGAACCAAATTGGTGGAAAGAAAAATTAAAAGCTTATGATGGAAGTTATATTGTAATATTTCAAACAAAACCTAAAAGAGGTGGTGATGTAGTTAATAAAGAAGAATGGAAACCAAATAAAACTACGATAAAAAAATTAGAAAAAAATGACAAAACTTTGGATGAAACTCAAAAAGAAAAAGCAAAATTATTAAATGATTAATTTAATAGATAAAAATAATAAACTAAATGAAAATAAAAATAGTTTAACTATTTCTTATTCAAGAACTATTAATATTATATTTGGTTATTATCCTTATCCAGAAAAAATACATGATATTATTTTACAAATAAAAAATAATTTAAACCCAAAAATGGAAAACTATACCAATGTAAAAGGGGGTATGACAAGTTGGGAACATTTTATTGATAAAAAAGTATTTACAGATTTTATGACTTATTTAATAAATAAACATCAAACATCACATCCACATGTATTTGAATTTTTTTTAGAAAAAAAAATTATTAGGAGTGCTTGGGGAAATGAGATTAAAAAAGGAGATTCTTTAACTTTACATACTCATCCATTTTTTCATGGAGTACTATATTTAACAGAGGGTTGTGATTTAATTTTACCAGAACTGAATTTAAAAATAACACCTAAACCTGGAGATTATTATATATTTCCCCCTGAAATAAATCATGGTTTTGATAAATACGAAGGAGAAAATAATAGATACAGTTTAGTTTTTAACATAGAACAAGGTGAAAGCTTTACTTTAATAAAAAAAATGAATGAAATAAATGAACGAAAAAACAGTTAATATAACTAATTTTATAGGTGTATATGATAATTACATAACTAAAGAAGAATGTAATAAAGCTATACAACTATATGAAAATGAACATAAATTTAATAACACAGTTAACAGAATAGCTTTTGAAAACGTCCCTATATTACAAAAACAAGATCAGCAGTATTTTGCAAATGCAAGTAATGTAGATGTATGGTGGGAAGAATTAAAATCTATGATGCTAAATTTTGATTTAGCATTCAATCATTATATAAAAAATACAGGTGCTGGTGAAGCTTACGGAGTTCCATTTCATTTTACTACTTTAAAAATTCAAAAAACATTACCTACAGAAGGTTATCATATTTGGCATGTTGAACATGGTAAAGGTTTTTATAATGAACCACGTGCTTTTGTTTTTTCTATTTATTTAAATGATGTAAAAGAAGGTGGAGAAACAGAATTTTTACATTTCTCAAAAAGAGTTGAACCTAAAACAGGTAGAATAGTAATTTGGCCTGCAGCTTTTCCATATGTACACAGAGGAAATCCACCTTTGTCAGGTGAAAAATATATTTTAACTTCTTGGATGATGTTGAGATAATTATGAAGAATAAGAAGTAGGTCTTGCACCTAATCTAGAAATTTTTTCAGCTTCAGTTTCACCTTCAACATTGTTATTATCCCAATTAGATTGTAATTGTAGTAAATGAGCTGCATCCCATTTATTTGTAAACTGACTAATGTCTCCAATATTTGCATCAGCATATGATGAATGAGGTGTCTCATCTCTATATTCTACTTCATCTGAAGTAACTGAAGTTCCATAATGGATTGCCCAAATATTTGAAAACTTAGAATCATTCCAAAAAGCATCATCATTAATTTTGTAACTTCCTGCAGCATCACCGCTTTGTTTGATGATCATTTTGTCTTCAAATACTACTGTCCAATTTCCTAAACTTGCCATTTTTTCTCCTAAGTTTTAATAATATAAATTACTGTTAAATATGGTTGAACAACTGATGTTGCGTCACCTGAAAAAGATGCACTCATATTATGAGAATGTCCGCCACCTGAGCCAGAATTACTAGTACTTGGGTTACCCTTACTATTTCCCCACCTACCCTCAGTTGCTCTTACTTGAGAAAATAAATTATTTTCAGCAGGCATATTATGTGAGTGTGAAGCAAGTTGTGATGTTGATAAAGTTG